CTCTTTCATTTCCAAATAAATTTGCCACACTTCTTCTGGATTCGAAGACATCCATGAAGAAGCATCAAAATACTCACCAGTCGCAAAATATCCATCTTCGAATGCAATCTCAAAAAATCTGATCATGTTCATAACATTCTGCTTTTCGCTATCAGTGGCGACCCAATACATTGAACGTTCACCGCTATCTATATGAATCTTTATTAATTCTCTAACCTTAACGAGTTTTCTTTCTAGCAGAAAACCATCGATCAAAGTTTTTATTTTTTTGATCATCCGATTGAACCTACACTTTCTCGACTGGCACAGCAAATGGCCAGTATCTTTCATCAATTGCTTTTATTTCTGATTCCGTAAATTTCATATCATCAAAATCATTGTTGTCTGCAATTGTTATATTTCCTCGATCATCTTTCATTAGATACGTCTCTAAATCCAAATGATTAAAATACACAACTGGTAACTTCACATAATACAACGGCTCTTTCTCAACCTTGTAGCCGTCTTTCATGCGGATGAGGGTTTCGATTGGTTTGTTTTCGGATTGTTGAATCCAATCCAACATCCCTTGCTGAGCAGAACCATAAGAATCTACACACAATTCCCAAATGGCAAATTCTAAATCATCTTTATTATCCTCAAACCACTCCGCCACAAACTTAGGCACCACTGGTTTCTGATGTTCACCAGTCTTACCAAATACAGCATTATCTAAAGTGTTTCTCAAGCTTTGTGCCGATTCAGGATAAGCCTCAGCTACCTTATTCCAAGCTTGTTCGTCTGTAATTTTTGATTCATCGCTGTCCTCCAAATCACTCGACTTCACGAATACACCATCTACCATCTTCCCTGTGCGTCCTTTGATTTCGTTGTACGCCATTTCTAAACACTCTTGTACGTTTGTCCCTTTTTGCATGGAAAGGATAATCAGAGTGACGATTACGTCTCCTACGCTATCTTTAAATAGCTCATCATTACTTCTTGCCATTGCTGAAGCGATTTCCCCGAATTCCTCAGCTACTTTCAAAAACTGTGCTTTTGGATCCGCATGATCCAATCCCTTATCTTTTGCCCACTTCTCTACTTTTGTGATTAGTTCGTTCATTATTTCTCCTCCACATACCTAAACTGTCGTCCTTTTGAATCAATCCATAAACTCCTAGCTCTATCCCAAATAATGTTTTTGCTTAATCCAGTAATTTCAGATAACTGTTCAGCATTACCTGTTACTAGAATTCGATCACCATGCCAGATTGCAATCTTTCTCGGCGTTCTCCGTTTGGTTTTTTCAGTCCACATTGATTTACCGAGCTTTTGGACTTCTGCAACTATTTCTTTGTCTTCTTGCCAAGATTCTGACTTGGTTAATTCAGCAATTCGTTTCATTGTCGCTTTCTTATCCACGATCATTCCTCCAATCTACGAATTTCCCTTCTTAAATTCTCAATGTGTAAATCGATTGCCTTTCTCGCCGTTTCATTGACCATCACTGCCTTTGTTCGTTCCAGATCGTCAATCTCACGTTGAAGGCTTCGAATACGCATTTGAATTACTTCTTCTGTTGTCATGATGGTCACCTCATTAAAACCGTTCTTCCTTGAACGTATTCCGATATTTTTTAGCTAATATCAACGGCACTTGATATTGATGACAAAACAACTTTGCCTTGATCTTAAAGTCTTTTGTCTGCATCCCTTTAACATCTACGACTTTGACCAGCTTGCCGCTTTTGTAAAATGTGAAGTCGGGAATATACTCGATTTTGCGATACTTCTTTCCGTCTAGTTCAAATTTCGGCATCAGCTCAAATCTTTCCTGAAGTTTTACTTTCCAGCCGTTCGCTTCAGCTTGCCACAAGGATAGATCGTAATACTCTGCTTCTGCGATAGAATCGAACTTGATACCTCGATGGATAGTTTTTCGATTACGATATTTATTCATTCTCAAGAAGCGCCTCCTTCTTAGCCTGATAAGCAGCAAAGCGGGCTTCTAATTCTGCTTTTTTATCAGGATCTAGCGTCTTTTCTTCTTGAGGTTTGTTGACCCAATCAGGTAACTTTTCACGCCGTACATTGTTTTGACGTTTAGGAAGATAGTTTTGTTTTTTCTTGTTCTTAAAATCTTCTTGGGCTTTTTCTGCTGATTCCATTGTCTTAATTCCTTGATTACTCCATGAATTTAATATCGCTTCAACATATTTTTTCAATCCTGGCATCTCAACGTTGTTTTCGAAAGCTAATTTAAAAGCAAAGAGAATCATATCTGCTCCCCAAGTTTTAATCATCGGTCCTAATGCTCCTTGCAAAAGTCCAGTAGGTGCTTTCCCCCAGTTTTTTTGGATGAACTCATACACGCCTATATCATCATCTTCTTTATTTGTTTTGTTTTGTTTTGTATTGTTTATATAAGCTGAAGGATTTACTGTAGAATCTACTGAAGGATTTACTTCCCTATTTACTTTCGGATTTACTTTACTATCTACTGGAATATTTCCAGTAGCGGAGTTTTCTACCGTATTATCTACTGTAGTTTTTACTGTAAAATTTCCAGTTAGATCAGAAAGAATATAAACTCCAGCTTTTGTACGACCTCTCTTTTTATATTGAAGGAGTCCGTTTTGGATCAATTGATTACGATTGTTAATCAATGTTTTTTCAGACGTTTTAGTCATTGCTTGTAGCCTTGTATTGGCAATCGATAATTCGCTCTGCCATCCACTTTTGTTTGCTATAGCCATTAGCTTATACCAAAGCAGTTGGGGACCAGCGCCAAGCTCGTTATATTCAAGCCAATTGTCAAAAGCATTAAGCTGTCCGATGTAATCCAATTGAGTCCCTCCTTTCGTTCTAGTAATTTGAGGGAGAAAACTCCCTCATTATTTGTTTAACGGCGGATTAGATGCATCAAATAATCCAGTTTGTACATCTTCATTTTCTTCAGATATAACCTCTGCTTCTTTTCTTTCAGGAATATCTTCTTCAACTTCTGTTTCAGCAATAATGCTGCCGTCTTCTTGAACCCTTTGGACTCTCTCATCCGATGTGGTGGCTTCTTGCATTTCGATGGACAAGATTCCCCATTTAGAAAGAAGATTTCTCAAAACAGTTTTTCGTGCCATTGCATTGTAATCAGATGCCCACACACCACTTAACTTTGTCTTATCGCGATCTTTATTGTTAGCAATCCGATGAGCTTCGATTTCTTGTTTGGTCCAATAGACAGTTTTTTTGAATCCATTCAGTAACTCGAAATAGCCAACATATCCAATGACTTCATCAGACGTTCTACCATTTGGATCAAACTCAAACTCTTCTGTCAGTCGGTTCCAGCTTTTTAGTTCTCCTTCGTAAACTTCGATCACATTTAATGCTTTGTATTTACCTGATCGTTGGGCTAATTGGATATATCCTTTATAGCCAAGCATGAATTGAGCTTTCTTTTCCCATTTTCCTGTTTGCTTGTTTTTACTATTGAATGGAACTAAATATGCATAACCTAAATTCTTATCTAGCCCAAGATTTAATGTTGCAGCAGTTAACGCACCACTCATGATAGACATCGGTTCACTATCTGCAAGATAACTGTCATTAGATACAAGAGTCATAACATTCGACATAAAAGCATTAGCATTGTCATGAAGTACTTCTTCAAATTTCTTTCTCATTGTTGGTGTATTCATTAGAGCTTTAAGCCCTAACTGTCCTGGTGCAACTTGTTTCTGTGGCTTTTCTGCCAATTGATTTTTTAACGATTCATTTGTTGCCATATTATTTGATCTCCTTTTCGGTTAGCCTTCTTGATTCAGTAACGTTATAAATCTCTTCATCATTTGCGATATCTGGATATTTCTCTGCTAGTTTCTTCGAGTTTATACGTCTCGTACGGATAAGTTTCCAACTGATGATGTTTTTTTGAGTGATCCCGATACTAGCTTCACGTTTACCTAGTTCACTGATGATCTCGTTGTCCACTTGACGAATAGCCGATTCAATTTCTTTCTTGGTTCGCTTGAGTTCATTTTTCTGTTCAACTAGTTCATCGAAATGAATTGGTAACGTCGTTTGAACGTCTTCAACATCTGCATACTTCTCTTTCAAGAAATCAGCTGTCGCTTGACTACCATCAATAATTGGCTCGATACCTCCAAGAACGTTCGTTTCCCAAAACTCTACTAATTGTTCAGTGATTGTATCGATCAGCTCTTGATCTCGTTCAATCCGCTTCCAGATGAATTTTTGGCCACCGATCAAGACAGCGATGTAACAATAGTCTTTGTTTAGAACGTTCATGTAATGTTGAACTTGGCAGAGATAACTGAGTGGTACTTCTTCACCTTCCCACTCTTTGCCGAGAAATTGATTGGCTGTTTTACATTCCAGAATGGCATTTTCTCCCACTACTTCCCGATCAATATTTGCTCTTAAAAATGGATGTAATGGATGTTCAAATACTTGGTTTCTTCTGCGTACTTTTTTGCCTGTACGTTCCTGAAACTCTTTAGCAACCACTTCTTCTAAAACATTACCCCAATAAGCGGGCTCACTTCCTGATTCTTCAAGTACTACTTGTCCTGTTTTTTCTAGCCAGAGTTGATAAGGTGATTTCCACTTATTCAATCCTAAAATCGTTCCGACATCAGAACCTCCGATGCCTTTCTTACGGTCTTCAAGCCATTCTTGATGGCTCATTTCTAAGGTAGATTTACTCATCGTCTTCCTCCTCTTTATGTGGCGTGCCCCATTCGGGAGTCGTCAAATACTGATCGAGCGCTTGTCCAAAATCATTCATTGTTTTAGCCTTCCTTTCGTGCTAAAATACAGTTAAGTTATTTTGATATGTTGCCGATTAGCGATTGCCGTCGCTGGTCGGTCTTTTTTGTGTTGGCATTTTGAAACTTTCTCTTACAGCAGTAACCGTTACTAAGGTTCCCCAATAAATAAGTGCATATGCTGGATTAATACTTGCCAGTACGATTGCTACTAGACTCATAAGCAAAGCGCTCTTGACAGTCATTTTAAATACAGTTTTCATTTCTTTCTCTCCTCTCTATATTTAGCAATTTCGCTAGCAAGATCTTCATTCATATGATTCTCTAAAAATCGAGCGACTTCAGTTTTAGGAATTCTAATTTCACCGAGTTTCAAAAAACCGATGTATCCCATCTCAATCAAATCTTTAACATTTTGAGGATTTGTTGTTATAGCTAATGCCGCTTCAGTAACTGAGTATGTTAATTTTTCAATGTTTCTTTTATTGTTGCGCTTCAAGACAACTTTTTTTGGAAAAATATTTTCCAATGTTTCCATTTCCATCATCCTTTCATATATCCTTGTACTACCCAGTACGACAGCCGTTCCTCACTAAGCTTGCGAATATCGATTCCAAGTATTTCGCACAACGCACTTATTAGTGTGACCTCAACCATGATCTCGTCTAAAAATTCATAAGCATATGCAATGATTTGTTGACGATCGTCAACAGTTAAGTAATTTACTTGTTTAAGAAGAATTTTTTCTACTTCTTGCTTCTTCTGTTTCCGCTCATCTGATTCAATCATTTGCAACTTGTCTAATGAAGATGGATCTCTTCTATAAACATCACCATCTATTGATTTAAATAAACCAAAGAACTCATGAATCACTTGAAGAGTGAAATCTGAATCTCTAAAATGATCCGTTAACGCCTGAGCATTTTCCAACGTCACGGGCTTCGTATTAAGCAATGTTGTCCAATCGCTTAATGACTGTTGAGAGACGTTGATTTGTCTTGCTATTTCCTTTTTGGTCTCACCACTCTTATTAATTACTTCGACTAACGATTCTCGAATAACACTTGATTTTTTTAACAGTTTAAACACCTCATATTCTTATTCCCCCATATATCAATACGAGCAATTTTTTTATACTATTAATTTAAAGAATCAAACGAAAGCTGCTTCGTCTAATTCACGTTCAAGCTCTTTTTGAACTTCTTCAACTAGACGATCGAGTTGATCATCATTTGCACATTTGATGATGTGGATCATTCGAGGTCTTGCATCTAAAACGATGCTTATTTTTTCTTGGCGTGTCATTAAAATCATCTCCTTATTTATTTGATATAATCATCTCGAAAGCGAGGTGATAATTATGAAATTTAATCTATCAATTACAATTTCCGTAATTGTTGCTTTAGTGGCCCTTATTTCACCGATTTTAACTACACTACTTAACAATCAGTATTTACTGAAAGTAAAAAAGTTAGAAGTTCAGCAGAAAAAATATGAACAATACTCCAGCCATGTTCGAACTCTATTCGAAGACTTTCTCAAATATTACGGGGAATATATGGGCAATACACTTAGTACTAAATCTGAAATGGCATTAAAATCTTCCTTTTATAAATGTTTACCTTATGTTCCAGAAAAAGCTTACGATCATTTTACGGAATTCTATGAATTAGTCGTTAGTGGCGACATCAGCAAGACTAGCTTGTACATGAAAGAAACACTTTTGTACGATATTAGACGGATAATAGATAACTAGTAATTATTAATAAAACTAGCAATGCGTAGAAAGGGTACCAACTATTCCAAGGTTCTAATTTACGCATTGTCTGAATACAAAATATTCCAAATATCCATATTGCTATTATTAAAAATTTCATTTAGAAACCTCTTTGCTGTTGTTTTTTGGCAATTGTGTCATTTGGTGTTTCTCCTTTCTTCGTCGCAAGTTTCTATTTTAGATACTTTATGGGTAAAAATTTTTGCTAATGGGATATCCAATAGCTTTGCTAAATAAGGAAGTTCTTCTGGTTTAAAATTATATTCGCCAGTTTCTCTTCTATAATATTTCGCCTTATCATTAAAACCCATAAGATCAGACATTTTTTTTAAAGAGTAACCTTTTGTTTTACGTCGCTCTTTTATTAGTTCAAGATTTACTTGATACATATTTGCACCTCCAAAGTTTCTTTTTTAGCAACCTTATATACATATAATACATTGCGATTTTAGATACGTCAATAGAAAAAGTATCTTTTTTAGCATCTTTTTATATCTTTTTTCACAACTATGATAAAATAGTTGTGAAAAAAGCAACGAAAGGAGTAGTCTAATGTCAAAAGATCTAGTGAATAGAATAATAGATTTAAGAGAAAAACGTGACTGGAACCAAGCAGAGTTAGGCAGGAAAATTGGATTAGAAAAATCAGCAATGAATAAAATTGAAAATGGCACTAGAAGGGTTTCTACAGAAGAACTCCAGAAATTAGCAGAAGTTTTTAATGTTACTACTGATTACTTACTCGGAAGAAATCAAACTCCAGAATGGGCGACTAAAGAAGATATAATTGAACTTGATAAACTACTTGAATCAAATGCTAACATGGCTTATGGAGGCGAAACGTTAACACCCGAACAGCTTCAAAGAGTCAGAGATGTTTTAGCAGGTCTATTTTGGGAATTTAGAAAAGAAGACAAAAGTAAAGAGAAGTGATTTTTATGGAGAGAGACGTAATAAATCTAGCTGGTAAATTAAAGCAAAAATATAATTCAGCTAATCCCTTTACTATTTGCGAAAAAATGGATATTCAGATTAGGTATGTTCCTTTTTTGAATAATCCAAAGGGACAATTTCAAGAACTGTTAGGGCGTTCGGTTATTCTTCTAAATCACGAACTAAAGTATTCTGAAGAACGGTTCTATATTTGTGCTCACGAACTAGGTCACGCAATTTTTCATCAAGGTTTATCTAGTTATTACGTCTCTACAAGAAATTCAAGAAGCAAGTCTGAAAGTGAAGCAAATTGTTTTGCTGCTAATCTTATAGCCGACTTATATAAAGAAGACACACAAATGTATCCGAGAAAAATTGAAGATTTATCTCGTTTATATGGTCTTCCAGTTTCGGCTTATAGATTCTTAATTTAGTTAATCATGAATTGTGCTTTTGCTTTGTGGGGAAAGCGTGAACGGTATAGTTCTTTGATTTGGAGGCGACTATCACTGCCTGCCTTAAGTGGGAGTAATAATATTTTTTTGGAGGAGAAATAATGGCAAAGAAAAAGGTTACAGGAGAAGATGGTAAAACATATGTTATGAAAGAGAAAAAACCATTCTATAAGAGAGTTTGGTTTTGGATTCTAGTGGTAATCGTTGTGTTCATCGTTGGTGGTGCGCTAGGCGGTGGCGATGATAAAAAAGAAACTACTTCTGCTAAAACAGAAAAAGTAAGTAGCAACGATTCTGCTGAGAAAGATACACAGAGTTCTAGTGATCCTTTGAATCAGGACTTTGCTGTTGGAGATACTGTGAGCTACGAGGGCTATGAAATTAAAGTTAATAATGTGCAATACAGTAGCGGTAGTGAGTTCGATACTCCTGATGATGGAAAACAATATGTTATCGCAAACATTACAATTACTAATAATTCTGGTAAAAAGCAGTCCTATAACCCTTATGACTTCAAGCTAAATGCAGATGGTAATGCCACTGATATGGATGAAATCACTACATTAGATAATATTAACCAATTAAATAGTGGCGATTTGGATGATGGTGCTTCAGTTACTGGTGATTTGGTTGGCCAAGCTGATACAAATGCCAAGTTAAAGCTTCAATATGCTACATCTATTTGGAATGATGAAACAGTTGATATTTCTTTAAACTAATAGATCAAAAGAACAGCCTTCGGGCTTTTCTTTTTAAGCACCAAAGAACATAAGTTCGTATGTTTTATTTATGAATACGATTTTTGCTCTATCCCCTATCAGATTAAAAATAAATATTATAAAATTTCTTACTATTACAAATCATCTACGAAAGGATTGATAACATGCATGGCGGTGTGAGAAAACGTGGAAAACGTTGGTATTATTATTTTGAAGATATCAATGATGATGGCTCAAGAAAAAAAGTGGAAAAAGTTGGTGGAGACACCCGACCAGAGGCCGAAGCTGCTTTACGAAAAGTTTTATCAGATATTGACGAAACAGGACAGTACTTTTTAGGTACGGATACTCGAGTAAAACAATACCTTGATTTTTGGATGGAGGAATACGTTAAACTAAATCTAAAATACAATACCTATGAAAACTACCGATTTACCATCAAAAATCATATAAACGGTTATTTAGGAAAGAAAAAACTTACGGATCTCTCCCCTGCTCTTTTACAAAATTTCATCAATGCTGAATTTAAAAAGGGTTACTCGAAGAAAACAATGACTATTACTCACTCTGTCCTTAAGAATGCGCTGAATATGGCGGTTTATCCTTGGGGATTAATCAAGCAAAATCCTATGCTGTATGTAAAGATACCAAAATACGAAGAACGACCAACGACTAAAAAAGATCTAAAAATCATTTCTCTTGAGGACTTTGATCATATGCTAGAAATCACTCCTGAAGGCCATCCTTTCTATATTCCTTTGAATATTGGATTTTATACGGGAATGCGCGTTGGCGAAGTTTGTGGTCTGACGTGGGATAATGTCGATTTTTCAAATGGAACAATTACTGTAGAGAAACAAATGGTAAAGAATGGTGGCGCATGGGTATATGGTACACCAAAGACAAGCAGTTCCAATCGAACGATTTTTATTGGACAAACCTTGCTAGCAATTCTGAAAAAACATAAGAAACAACAATTAGAAAATCGAATGAAGTATGGAAAGCTCTACATTGATTCAAATGCAGTATGTACGAAGGAAGACGGTGAGCTAGTTACGCCAAGTGTAGTGAAATGGAATACTAGAAGGATATCGAATGCACTCTCCCTCTCTTTTAACTTCCATTCTCTCAGACATACTCATGCTACACTTCTTCTCGAAAATGGCGCAAAAATGAAAGAAATCTCTGAACGATTGGGCCACAGCAGAATTTCAATTACGATGGATACTTACTCGCATGTAACAGATAAGATGAGAAATGAAACGGTCGATATCATGGAAAATCTTAGAAAGAATTCTTGA